GTGGGCTTTGATGGTTTTTCCATGTTTACTCAACATGTTATTCAATGACGTGACTTCATCCATCAGTCTAATTATGAAAGCCAAATGAGCGACTTGTATAATCGCGTCGGCTCTCATGTCCTCTGTAAGGTTCACTTTAGATGGGTGGAGTCTTCTACGTGTTTCCGCTATGCACTGCTGCCAAGTGTCTTTATTTCTGGGCTTACCGACCATCCAGGTGCTAACTTCGTGCACAACAGATTTCGGCAACAAAACTTGTTTTGTCCCCTCGTCCTTAATCCAGATGTAGTTTCCCAAACTATAAAGGTTTCCCACTTTAACAGTGTGTCGTTCAAGCTCACGAACCTTCGACTCATCCCCTGATATTTCTAACTTAATAGTTCCATAATGTTCAGTTCCTAGGGATTTCAGCAACCCATATGGGTTACTAGTCATCGGTTTCATGATTCCTGGTTCACAGGATGAAAACGTGTAGATGTATGTATCGCCACAGACTTCGTTATCCCAACACATGGCCATTCCATTGTGTTCATAATATAAGCTTCTCAGCCAATCATTGTTGGGATGTCTATATGACGCAGAATTTTTCTCCAGTTTCATTTCGACTTGATTTTTTCCGTCCAAGACATATTTCGAGTCGGAGATCCCTTCATGATTATGAAGGGTTCCCATTTGATCAGGAAACAGGTGAACGGCTGCTAAAAGGGTGTGCCTTTTGCTTTTTCTCAAAAGTCGTAGTATCTGGAGTGGTGTCAAATAGTACAAAGAGTGGATTGATATATAAATATCAGGTTTGATACATGTGCATTTCATAACATCATGGTCACACCAAGTTACTTGACTAGGACGTCCCTTTCTGTCGTTGATTTTGAAAAGGCGACTGTCTAGCAGTGTCGATTCCAGACGCATCTTTTTGTTACGTATGAAATCCTTGGGGTCCAATGCTGGGTTACAAGAATGTAATGAGCGGCCGGCTAAGTTGTGTCGTATCGGGCTTCCCCCTATGTCCACAATATCGTCGGCTCTATAAATTTTTTCAGCAAGGTCTATAATTCGCTGCTCTGCTACTCTCCTCTCGATCGCGCTTAGGGCGTGGTCATGCGGTCGACCTTTGGGATTCCCTATAATGTTACAATGGGGAAATGTTTTGGTCAACTGCTCCTGTAATTGTTCACTAATCGGAAAGTTACAAAAGAACTTTTGTCTTGGTGATACAGGTGTTCGCACGGTGTGTATAGTCGTTGGGCTAAGCACGGCGGGAGTATTGGGAACTGCTTGGTGATC